TAACCGCCTTAAGAACTGCTTTTGAGCATCTTTTTAATTCCAGCATTACCGAGTGAATCAATATCTTCTTTAGACTTCATCCACTCTACCCTGAACTCTTTCCAAATTGGAACAAGTTTATCAACAACCTTTTGCCGGTCTTTGTATTCTTTTTTGTCTGCCATTATTGATCATAACCTTTCACCAATTTTTTAAAAGTAATATCATCCAGTTTCTTAGAGGTGGACACCCGGAAACTATCTCCTTCGCTGTGTGGTGTACTGGCCTCTATAATTTCCGAATCCTTTAGTGCTAAAAATTTATGATGCTGGTTCTTTCTTACGGTTATGCTTTTACCCTGTTCTAAATAGAAAGACAAACTATCAAGAGTGAAATACACAAGACCACACACAAGATAAAAAGTTTCATTCTTTTCCCGGTGAAAATGCTCAGAACATTGGTGCTGTTGATTAACTACCAATTTTTTACAGCAATGATCCGTGTTATGAAATATTTCTTCATAACCCCACACCTTTATTATTCTTTGTGGTTTATTTATCATTTTTTTTCTATATACCCCACTAAACACCGGCAGTTGATATTTTCGGCTGCGCTGGAACCATTACCCGGCACCTCCATTGAATCGCCACCTACCACAAAATCCTCATCAATTTTTATACCATCCGCATATTGTTCTTCTGCCTCCGCGTGTGTATCCCGAACGGCCCCATCCCGTGATGAGATCCAAAACTTGTTTAGTGTATCTTCAAGTCCGCTTTGATGTACACCCTCAATATCTGCCTTATTACTTGAGGCTATCACCTCAGTACGTGCAACAGTTTGCGCCCGCCATTCATCCCAACTTTTAAATTTTTCTTTTATATTTTCAGCTATTGCATTAATTGGTAAGCCCTCATTAAACCCATCCCGCAGAATAGCCTTAACACCTTTGAACGTGGTATCTGTTACCCCTTTAGAAAAGCTGTCTAACCTATCACCAAGCCAATCTGCCGTACCATCATCGGCAACATCAAATGTTACATTAAATTCAGCCTTGTGATTTTTCTGGCCTGTCAGATCATCAATACGTGCTTGCCCTGCCTCTGACATAATTAACAAGTAATCCGGTTCGGTTGTTTCTGCTAAACGTTTAGCCTCTTCAGTTGTATCAATATTGATTGTTGCTGTTGCATCTTTAGCTTTTACAAATTCACGACGCTTTTTAATAGACCATCCGGCCACCTGTCCAAGAAACTTTTTACCCTCTGTTTCCAGTGCATCGAGAATCATAGTTTCTTGAGACTTAAAAAACTTTTGCATGGTCTTAGTAAATAGAGTCTCCCAGCTTTCCGTATTCTGGATAAACTGTTTCCAATAAATAGTTTTTCTTTCTTCTGTCCAGTAATCACGATTCATTAATTTAGTATCTTTGGATATGGGGTTCACTGGAAAAAGAGTAGAACTTTTTGCAGGTTCTGTAGTTGCTTGTTTTGTTCCCGGCTGTGTAAGATTGAAAGCTAACCACGGCTCATCGCCCCACGGGACAGGCTCTTCTCCGTTAAGTTCTCTTTCTTCATTGATATTATGATAGCCAGTTTTAAGATTTAATTCCTTTGTTTTCAGTTCAATTTCTTTTTGTTTAAATTCTGGCAATACAAAATCAAGGGTAAGGCGATCATCATAGATTGGCAAAATAAAACTTTCATAATATTCCTCTATAAGCATTGTCTTAGGAAATATTGTATCACTTATGAAAGTTTCCTTTAGCGTTTCCATGTTTGCCCGGTTGACATCCTTAACCAAACCAACCAATCCAGCGGGCACATCATATGCCGACAACATTTTATCCCGGCTGGTATCCTCTATTTCATTTATAAGCATATCTTTTAATGTGCTGTTTCCTTTTTGTGCCGCTGGTTGAAATCCGCTATGTAACACCATAGGCATCCCGCCCTTTTTATATCCGCCATATTGCGATTTAATAAGAGCAAGGATCTCATCTACTTGTTTACCTTTCAATTCTTTATCCGTTGAGAGTGTCAACCCGGTAACAGCATTATTTTTTAAAAGATAATACTGTAATTGCATAAGAAAGTTATCAATGTCATATGGCAAGGTTTGCGCTTTCAATGCCGACATACCTTCAAACGGCCCTTTGGGACTTGGGTATCTGAGGTATAAAATTTCATCAAGATCAAACCGTGTAACCACGCTGCCATCCTGATATACATAACCTTTAATAATTGTTTTTGAATCAGGTATTACTTTAAATTGCCCTGTGCTTGTTAAAGGTAATGTCCAGATCTCCGCTGGTTGTCCTAATGCGTTCTTAGGCATATAGTGTGCACATGATCCTGATAGTTCCATTTTCAACATAGTGTTATACCATGTTGTATACCGTGTCTCTATGTTGTTCGGGTGATTAATCAAATCAAGAAAAGGGTGATCAAAAATTTGTTCTTTCTCTATATGATTTGATTTCATAAATCGATGCTCATCTGCTTTAGTTGCACAATTTCGCAGCCGTGCTTTAATGGTTCTGCCTTGTAGATATTTTCCGTTGCTCTTATATGCATATAACTCAAGCGGCAACATTGCCACGGTCTTAGCTATTTTACTGGTTGCTACATATACCCAACTTTTATATGATGCAGCAAGCGTTGCATAACTGATAGAGTTTGTCAATCCTCTTGTTCCGGCTGTAGTATATTGCATACCCAGCAAAGCAGCCATCGCTCTAGCAACTCCATCAGTCCGTGCTTTTATTCCCGGTGTAACCTTACCGAGTGCATTAGTGAACCAGTTAGGCATCTGTTATCCTTGTTTGGTAAATGTAAACAGTGTGTGTAATTCTTTATGCAAACCGGGCTTCCCAAATTTATAATCAGCCTTAAAATCAGGGAACGGCTTTTCAAATATTCTTGTGTATTGTTCTGGTGTACGAAATCTTACATGACCACTATCTTCTCCTGTAGTAGTATTTTCATATAATACTATATGTTGTAAATCTTTTCCGTATAGTTTCCAGCTATCAATTATTTTTTGTACAACATCATCCGGGTTATGCTGTAATACATTACAACAAAAAATCTGTTGTGGCCCCACAAGCTGATCAGGTATATACTCTTCAGGCAATACAAGATAAGGGCTTTCGAGTAGATCAAATTTATAATCCGGGTTGTTGACTTTAGCTATATCAATAAGTGTTTTTGTAATGTCAACACCAAGATATAAAAAAGGATTTTCAAAGTATTTAGCAAATCTGCCAACACCACATCCATAATCAAGTGTGCGTACACTGGGTAAAAGCTTTGGCATGATCCATGGTGCAAGTTTATCAAATGCATTTTGTTGCTGTTTGATGCTTCTCCCCATATTCCCTACAGTTGATGCACCTTGTTTTTCAGAACGTACATCCCAATATTCTTTTAGGTTTTCTTCTGTTAGCTTAAACATAGAGATCCTTTTGATAACATTCATGGGTAAGTTGTTTTATAAATTTTGGTACAGTTTCTATACTTACAAAAGGTTTTAAATATTTATGCCAACGGTGAAACACGGCCATCTGTTTTGGTTCTATGCTTTTATCATTTATTGCTTGAAGGTCAAAGCTTGATCCGGTGTGGGCCATTGTATTAAATACATCAGCCTCTTTCTTGCTGTATAGTGTACGGTGTAGAACATTGGCGATAGCTTTACGAAAGTAACCCTGATTCATAAAACAGTTATAACATATCCGCATAGTATACTTTTTAGTTTTTGCCTGTACCTCAAGCCATAGCTTAAAGTATGTCATTGAATTTTTATTATAATCATTAAAGAATGTACTACCGTGAACCTCCCGGCGTTTTGTATCAACGCTATACCGTCTAATGTAAGATGCTATCCAGTTGTAGGGATCACGTACTAAAAGAAATTCATATATATTTGCTGATATGTTTAATTCATTAACAATCTGGAAAGCTAAATTATTATGTGCTTGACAAGGATCTTCGCAAAGTACAATGATAGCATCTACACCCTTATTCATTTTCTTATTTATTTTGTTTGCTGTTTGTTGTGGATGTGTTGGGTGTATATTATTAACAAACCGGGGAGATGTATATAAAGCCATCACCCAGTTTACAAATAGGTGTAAACCGCTACGCTTTAAGCCCTCTATATAAATAAAGTCAACCATACTTCCTCTTTATTTCTTTTTATTGTGGCTCTTTGTACTAGCAGGTACTGGTGAAAAATCAAGATAATATTCCTTATTGACATCAAGCTTATCAGCTTTTGAAAACTCATTAGTAAACATCTTTATTTTTCCGCGTGGTATCCATTCGTTAGAACCATCTTCAACTAAAACAATAACAACAGAACCAGAACCATCTGCATTTATTGTTTGTGATTCTACTCTGAATTTTGCTTTAACCATTTCATCCTCCGTTATGATTTTAGAAAAGCTATTCCCGGCATAGTCATCCCCATCCGGCAATGCTCATAGTATCCATATTCAAATGCATTCATAGCATGATCCATAAATTTAACAGGCTCATCAAATACATTACCATCTCGATCTTCTTTGTATTTGTAGACAGATAATTCTTTAATAACATTGGGGCTGTGGGCATCTACCCGAAAGTGTGATCGTTTGCAAAAGTCTATCCGTGCCTTTACCGCGTGTGGTTTCTTTGCCTCTATTGCTGGTTTACAATCATAACCGGCATCGGCTATTTCTTCTATGCGTGCGGGTTCCGCACTATCCGCATATATAGGAATCTCTTTATTAACACCAAGCTCATCCATCTTTTCAATTAGCTGTGTGTTAGTTAGTTTGGTTTGATAAATAATTTCCCGCATATATGGAACACCATCAAGTATACCAATAAATACTAGTGCACTCGGATTGTTATACCCAAAGTCAAAACCATAACAAGCATCCTCAAAATCAACAGGCCAGCCAGCGGTATCAACACTTTGCCACTTACCACCATATATAAGATTCTTTAAAGCACCCCACCTGCCTAATGTATAAATTTTATGGAACCCAACATCCTCATCCTTTAATCCCTCAAGAACATCAATGTATTCCTGATCAATAAATGGGTTATCATGATATGTACTGTGGTGCATATACATACGGGGATAGTTTGGATGTACACCAGTAAAATCATCACCAAGCTTTTTATGCACGTTCTGAAAAAGGTGGTGATTCATATCCATAGGATTATAAGTTTCAAGTATTTGCTTGTAGGTTCCTATATCACCACGCAAACGAAGATCAACCTGTTGCCTATCAGCCTTTGTAAACTCGGTTGCCTCCTCAAGCCAGAACCCGGTAATCTTTTCTATTGATTTTAGTTTCATAGGATCATCAAGACCGGCACACATAATTTTAGAACCATTAGCAAATCGAACCGTTAGATCGCTGGGGTAACATTTGGCAACAGTATGCAGATCATTGTCGACTATTTTATTTTCTAATAGTGTATATACTGATTTTCTTACGGCTGGTTGTGTCTTACGTAAAGCTACAAAGTTGTGAACAAGCCCGGTCTTCATTCCGGCCAGTATTCTAACACAAAGTTTTTGAGCGGCAAAGTGTGACTTAGTAGAACCAGCACCACCGCATAAATGTAGGTTACGAAATTTGTTTTTATACAGGGGTAGGAATCTTGGGGCTGTTACTTTGTCTAGGTTACTAAGATCAATATTAATATGCATACTGTTTACCGCAATCAATAAAAGTATGAAAAGGAATAGGCATACTTTCCGTGTGCCGCCATTAGTTATAGTCATCCGCTTTTTCCCCTTTGGGTAGTCCGATGCCTATTGTGATATCATGTCCAAACTGTCCTGCAAGTTCTAGTTTTTCAACATAGCCGCGTTGTTTACCTTTACATTTAATATGAAATTGCATAAGCTTAGCGGCATCGTATCCTTGTGTGTCAATAACCTTAAACATCGCGTTTTCTGTTCTGTCAAGTCTGTGTTCATTGGCATCAGCCATCGCCGCTTTTACCTCTGGATAGGTCTTTTGCCATTTGTAAACGGTAGCCCGCTCAACCTGTAGCTCCTCAGCAATATAGGTAACAAGGCCATATTGGTTATAGCACGCCTCTATAATTCTCTTGAGAGTAAGGCCATGATTGAATCCGGGCGTACGCCCTGCACCTCTGGGATTGCCTTTACTTTTAGGAGTAGGCTGTGATTGACGTGCAAGAGGTTTCTTACCCTTGACAGTTAAGACTGCCTTCTTTCTTGTCAACCTTGCCATATAAGTAATTGATTGTTATAGGGTTGCTGTCTAATCATTTAACTGTGTTTCATAGTAATAATGTACTATAATAACGTAATTAATGCAATAGGGTACATCTTAGAATAGGAAAACTCAATAACTTAGCTATAAATAAAAAAGCCCTCAGACACTGGGAAAGAGGGCTTTCAGGCCGGATTAGCATTTAGACCGGCTAAGGTGATTTTACCATGTCGTTAGCTTCTCAGCTTACTTTATATACCGTAGGCTATTAGTTTATCTCGGTTCGGGTTGTTTATATGCAAGTGATCCTTTGAGCATTTCCAAAAGTCTCGATACCTCTGGAAAAAGAGAATGCCCTTTAAATTCAGCATCCCAACCAAACTCCCCAACCGCAACCCTATCGGCTAGTTCTCTCAGCTTGACATGTACGATTTTTTGATTGCCTTTCATAACCTTAGCACCATCTGAAACTTTAGAGCCACCCGGTTTTCTACCCGCACCCGGAACAGCACCAGATCCAGATCGTCCCCCTTTATTCACTGTATGGGCTGGTGTAGAACTTGACTTCTTAGACCCGGAACCTTTACGAGTTAATGCCACAATACCTCCCAGTTAAATTAAAAGAAATAATAATCATTAACACTTTCCTTTCCATTTTCTGTTTCCTCTGAAAGTTCCTCCTTTAACAAATCATTAATACCAGTACACATAGGGTTATTCTCTGTCAATGGACACTTAGCACATTTTTCTGCGGGGGTGCCGTGGTTACAATTAGTATACAGATCCAACACCGTGTAATCCCCTAACTTTGTACCGTGCATATCGGCCCCCGGTTATACGTCTAAGATACTTTGAACAATAGCCATAGCCTCAACAACAGGAACAGGCTTGATCTTGTCGCGTCCCTGTAGTTTTGTAAATACCTCATTAGCCTTTCGCCGTATCGCTCTAAAGCTTTCTTTCAACAAAGTGATCTCCGTTTGGAACTCTTTATCTTGTGACACAATATCATCAAGAGACACCAAACGATCCAGAACCCAATCACCATCACGGCCTTTTTTCATAATCCAAAGCTTACCACTTGCCATACCAATCCCGCGTGTCTTTTGAGATTCGGTATCGTGGAACACGTACACCCCATGTTTATCTAACATATACCACCGCCTTTAAAATAGGTAGAAAGAAAAAGTTAAGCAGCAATTAATTCAAACCATTCAGGATGACCACCACACATATCGGCAAATTCCTTTTCAGTAATATTGTGGACTGATTTTACTTTAGTAACTTTGCCAGCATACACATGTCCTGTACCACTGGTACGCATTAGCCACGCATAATTATTATCAGGGTGTGCCCCACCGCACCAATCTTTGATAGCATAGTGCCCTTGATTATGATATAATTTAAAACACTGGTTAACATGATGATTTGGCTCATTTGAAATTTTATCACCAGCAGCCTTTAAGAGAGAAAGAGAACATTCACGGGCACCAGCAGGAACAGTTATTATAGTACATGAATGTTTATCCGTATCAACGTAATGTTCAAGAACGTACTCAGCATCTTTCATAGTTTCATACTGTTTGCTCTCAGCATATTCACACATTAATACGCGATCTTCAGTTGCTGAGAATACATAAAAGTATCCAATACGAATTCTATAATGTTTCTTATCAATAAGTGTTCCAGTCTTTTTTAACGCTGGATAAGAAAATTCAACAATGGTAAGTTTCTCAAGTGTTGGATACTTATTAGCATAATCATCAGCGTGCATCGGTGTAATAAAAGTGGATGCTTTTGTTATTTCTTTAACAAAAACAAATTCATCTAAAGATGTATGCTTTTCAAAGTACGTACCATTCGGATGTCTTAAAGCATAAACGTTTTCTAGTACCGATGTATCTTTTTTGTACCCATCGGTAATTTTATCAACAGCCGGTTGAATAGTTTCTTTTATAAACCGGCGTTTATTACCATCAACAATACCGCCCTTTTCAAAGTGTTCAGGATCTTTCTGTTTCTTTACGTCTTTGATAAACGATGAAAAGGTTCTATGTATAACACACGCATCAATGATTTCTTTTGTTATCTGTTTAAGTACTAGCAACCCACCGGCTGATGCAGATGCTTTTATTTTACTTCTTAATGCTTTAGAGTATGCACACCAAAATCCAGTATCCCGTGAATAACTATCGCCTTTCTTATATGTGGCGATCCCTTTCTCGCCTGTCTGTAGAATTACTATAGTTTGCTTTGGTGTATATATGGCCCGGTGTATATCTTTAAAGCCTATAGGCTGTTCATCGATATAGGTGAGGTGTTGGCTTACACGGGTATCTTGTGATTCCTTTTTTACTAGCCACTCATGATATAGTTGGGTTGCCGTGTCTATAAGAGATATTTGCTGTGTCGTTGACATGTGTATAGCATTTTGTAATAACTTGAACGAACTTTCAAAATCAGTCCAGCTTTTTATCTGATCAAATGTTTCCCTAAGTTCCAAGTATGTATACATAGAACCCTCAGCCATTTTTTGAATCTTTTCAGCTTGTAATTTTGGATGCATATCCATAACCTTTCTAAATGGTAAATAAAATTAAATGTGTATTTCTTTATCAGTAAATCTTTTCCAAACAACGGATGCACTCGCAGCACTTTTCAATTTCTTAACCAAACGATTAAACATTTTGCGCTCTGGACATATACTCCGAACGGCACACATTTCTTGATTAACCCATGTGGAACAAAGAAAGTTTTTACATTCAGGTGTAGCTTTACGTTGCCCCATGAAACACCTCCGTAGCAGAAAAGTTTTTATCAATATATGTTTGTGCCCGTTTCCGAGAATAGAACACAATGGGTTTTACAAAACCACCGGATAGAACTCTTTTAAATAAATTCAAGTTTGTTATAGTTACCATCTCCCCCTCATTGTTAATCGTTCTATGCGATCCAATTCTTAAAGGTTCGATTGCTGCCGGTGGTCTGCTCTCCGGGCGGTAGTCTATATAATAATTAATCCAATAAACCGTTTGTCCTGATCTTATTGATCGACTGTTCGGGTGTATACGCTTTGCCATTAGTATAACTCCCTGAGAAAATTTATCATTTCAGTACAGCCATCCAGCGCATCCAGTTTACACAACCGAACCTTAGAGGGGTATACTTCATTATACGGTTTGCTTTTCACTGGGGAAAGGGCTGTTCTTAATTTTAATAATGTATCTCTAGCTTCAATCCATGGTGATTCCATGCATCCTGTATTATTCAGGTGTATACTTACCGGACACTCAACACAGTCATAAATAAGTATTGTACCCGATGATCCTGTTGTACTACATAGTGAACATTGTAAATCAATAACATCTATAATGGTTTGATAATCCTCTTCTGTTGGCTTTTGGCAATTAATAAGACCGATCATATACTTTTTAAATTCCCAAGTACTGATCGCCATCAATAGCGCTACCCGGATGTATACCGGAACCCGCGATTTATTCAGCACGTAACCACCCCCGGAGTATAGTATCCAGTTCAGACCTTACTTTCAATTTATCTTTCCACGGAACCATAATACAAATTTTATCACTAATCTCATTAATAAAATTAGGAAGGTTTTGTGCCTGTTGCCAATCAGTCCGATCTATAATAACATGTTCAATACAATTAAGCCCGGATCGTGCGGCTAGTTTTGGATGAGAATGTAAAAATCCTCTATCGTCAAACACCGTATCCGTATATTCATCATCATCGTTATGAGCAATACCTTTTTGTAATTTGGCAACAGGGATGGCACGATCTTTCAATGGCTGTTTTGTTTGCCGTACTAACTCATCAATCTTATTCTTATTTTTCTTTACAACTAGGTGATTACTCCATACTGATATGATAACCATAATAACAAACGCAAGTAAAATTATTAGTCCTGTATCCATATACCCTCCGCAACCGTAAAAGATAAAATTAATTAGTACGCGGCCAGCCAATATGTAGCCGCTGCTCTCCAATGTTTGAGTGTTCGTCTATCATTATACTCATTCCTTTAGGCATAAGTATATTTACAAAAGATGATTTCTCCTCATGTCCATAACAGTGCGACCACGTTTTTAACCCGCAGTCATTCAGTGCCTTGAGTAGTGGGATCATCGGCTTGTCCGCAACAAACTTTTTGCCCCCAATAGTAACAGCTTTTGATCCTCCATAATTTCATGGTAGTGATTAAGCTTTTCATATTTCGTTGTATGTTTAAGTTTTCTTTCCATTATCGTATACCTTATTAAAACGTGAATAGTGAATATATAAATGTGCTTTCTCTTTTGTCATCTCTCCTTTCCCATCACAGTATGTACATGGTATATCCCTCTTATCCCCTTTATAGAATGGACAGATCATAAAGTACAACGCTCTTCAAATGTATTCACCTTATCAATAAACTCAAGTAAACCATACACCACCGGGATACCATTTTCCTCAGCATACTTTACCTCCTCATCAGCCCCGGAACTTTTACCGGGTAAGCGTACCAGCACATCACAGCGCCGCAATTTTTCAATATTAATTGTAATCCAATCTTCATAATCCCGTGGATGTCTCATATGTTGGTACTGTGCAAACAACGGAACAATAGGACAGACACCATGATCCATCAAAATATTTGCAGTATCTAACTGAGCCAATACATTCTGACCTACATCCCCGCGCGTGTACGGGCTAGCAATATAAACAGTAAGCATGACACCCTCCAGAATTAAAAGTAAATAATAGTATCTGAAAAAATAATATACGAATTATTACAACCCCAGCCAGAACCAACCATCGTACACGTACCAACTACACAAACGCTATCAGGTATCCATGCGTTCACCCAAAGCGTATCGCCAATACATACCCGGACAGAATCCGGCAGCGGGTAATGATCAAGATTCCACTGGGGAAAAAAGCCACAAGCTAACCCGGCTGAGATTGGATCTGAAAGGCTATCACTTTGTAATACTAATACAGAAACAGAAACAGAATCAGGAATAGCCTTAACAGGAACAGACAAACCAGTATTTTCTGTGGTGCATCCACCAAACATATATCCACATACAACACAGAATAACAAATACAGAAAAACAAATAACAGAATAGTTTTACTTTGCATAGTACACACCCCTCCCAATATTAAAAGTGAATCATATATTTCGCCTTAGAACAGTTTTCTTTTCACTGGAGGGAAAGTTAGCCCTGACTTTTGCGATCTCGGTTGCTCTCAGATCATTATCAATTCCTACAAAATCAAAGCCCTCATAATTACAGGCTTTCCCTGTACTACCTGAACCACACCACGGAACTAAAACCTTACCCCCTTTAGGTGTAACCAGCCGAACAAGGTATTGCATTAAGGTCGTGGGTTTTACCGTTGGGTGATCATTTTTATTAGGTGCCCAAGATCCTGCCATTCCGTTTATTGCACTGTCTGTATTTCGTCCGGTACGTTGTTTTCTTGACACTGTTGTAAAATCCTTTAAGCCCTCATTGCGATCCTTGCTTGAACATTTAGCACAATAGAAAAACCGCGCCGCCGATCCACCATTATCATTATGTCCGCGTATAGAATCTGTACCCTCTTTTATATTACCACCAAGATCAGCAAATCCACCATGTCGGCCAGAATGTTGTAATCCTCTTTTTGCTGCCCGTGATGGGCCGGTGTTTGGAAATACAGCCAACACCTCATCCGATCCATCGTGTATTAAGTTAGCGGGCCATCTGCCAACAACAGTACCACCATCAATCCTTCCGGTGTTATGGCCAGCCATTGATCGGTTATGTGATTTGAATTTCCCATCAGAGTATGTTCTTTTCATAGTATCTGATCCAACACGGCACGCATCAATATTTAAACCGCCGCTTTCATTCTCTTTTACGTTGTCTGTAAGTGTGCCACCAAACGGCTTACGGGCTAAGGTAAGGGGTTCTAAAGCCGGTTTTAGCCCTGTTCCGTACCCTGACCACTCCTTCGCCTCGTTTGTCATGTCCTGAGTGGTATCAAAATTCTGTTCCCCTACGCTTAACATTCCATTAGGGGATGCAGATTCCCAGCTTTGTGTGTTGCGGAATATACGCTTTCTTTTAAGAATTTTTCTTTCAACACCAGCCACCCTATCAAATTGTTTAGCAATGTTTACACTTTTAGGAAACCCGGAACCGTACACCCATGCGATCATATCACGAATTTCAAAACCTGCATCCTCAATGTTCACAGCCATGCGGTGTTGGGTTTTCGTTCCAGCAAATGACAAAAGGTATCCCCCCGGCACTAATACCCTTAATACCTCTTGCCATTGCTCAACCGTTGGCACATCATAATCCCACGTCTTACCCATAAAGCGGATACCATATGGGGGATCAGTCACCACGGCATCTATTGAGTTGGCCCGCATAGTACGCAACACCGAAACGTTATCACCACAAATGATTTTAATCGACATAGTGCCCCTTAGAATTTTTTTACCGCCGTGTTTGTACGGTCTTGAGTTATTAAATATTATTTTGCTGATGACAGCCTCAGCAATTCTTAATTTTTTTGATGCGGCATAGTGCATAATACGAATAATTTCATCCGCAAGCTCTTCTTCCACGCCTGTAAAATTTGGTATATGATCCGATGGCGGGTTGCCGTGTCTCATAAACTCAAGACATTCGGATAGCTCAGAGTGCATTAAAGCTACAACCTCACCATCCGTTTGCTTTTTGTTATCCCATCCGTGCTTTTCGGCGATCTCTTTTGCAATTTTTGATAAGTCACCGAACGACAAAACAAAATTCATTTGTTTACGAATGGGTACTATCGGTTCTTTATGTTTAATCATTGTCAACCACCAACTCCGAGAAAGCCCAAAGAATATCACAAAGGTACATACTAAGCTGCCGAACTACTAAACCGTGCGTGGATTTTTCTTGGTAGCTTTTTTCATTGTACACATATATATCCCCAATGGCATCTTCTATACACTGTAACGCCTCACTAAGTTTAGAATCCGTGCTCAGCTTACTGGTATCATATAGCATGATCTGATCATGAAACTTTTTCAATTCTTTAATAAAAAGTTTCTTATCCTTTTCTGGATCGGTACGGCTCAATGTGTTGCCGGGTTGCGTTTGATCCTCAACTGTGATTTCCTTTTCAGAAAAACCATAGTCAAGTAAATCTTTCTTTTCAAAATTCCGCAACAGCACATCCCTATCCACCTCACCGCTTTGATTAAGCCTTAACATTAATTCATCACATTCATGGGGGAAAAGTAAACGGCTGGGAACACGGACATCGATAATTAATTCTGTTTGCCCCGCCTCATTGAATGTACTCCAGCGGTGAAATCCGCCGATGATCTGATTGTCTCTATTGATTACTATTGGTTCCACATATCCAAATTTTTCAATGGATATTATCAGTTCTTTATATTGCCGCTTTGTCATTGCATTTACGTTGCGCGGATTTGGATGTAACTCAGCAACGGAGCGTGTTTCTTTTGTCCACAAAACGGGACCAGAATTTATGGCGCTAACGGAGGCGGCTGTTTTTCTTGTCAGCATAATTATTTTTTAGCCTTCGACATTAGTTTACGCATCTTTTCTCTGGAGGGGAGTCCAAACATAGGATCAACAATAATACTCTGTACGGCTAAGACGCTACCTACTACCGTACCAGATCTATCTTTTCTTTCGCCTTGCAACCCTTTATTAACAATTGCGAATTGTGCCTCCAACTCTTCATCCATAACATGATCGAGGGCTTGATCGATCTCTATGGTTTCCAGCTTTACAAATAACACCTTTACCCTCCGGGGGTAAGTATGTTTAAGAACCGGCCCATCTTCTTTCTTAGCTTTAGCCATCAGCATCCGCCTTTCGGTTTAGTAAAAATAATAATTCTGTATTCTGATTCCTCAGTGCCTCAAGTTCAAAGAGTAACTCCGCGTATGGCCCCACCGATAAACTATGAATGTACTCCCGCAACGGTTCCGGGGATGCGTTCACCTGATTAATAATTTCTTTTTTGTGCTGTTCTATAGTATGTACACTTAACATAACCACACCAGATTAATTGTCCATCAGTTATTAAACGAGTACACCCGTGGGGGCAATACTCATCCAGTCTGCGCTTACTTATTCCGTTGCCCTTTACTTTCTGTACCCGGCTTAGTGGCTTGCCCCTTGTTAATACTGTTCTGTTTTGTTCCGCTGGCTTTGTTCGTGTAAGAACTTTTCTGCGATTTGTTATCATAATTCTTTTTCATCCTTACCATCCTTCCAAGTTAAATAATATGATTTTATAATAGCCGCAAACCAAATAATACAACCTGCAATTCCTATCCATGCTAGTATATACGCTATCACCTCACCCCCGCTTTAAAATTTTCTTACGTGATAGTATTGGTTTATTAATAAAACCTTTTTCCCATTCATTTAGTTCAAGCCATTGGGGTACACGATCTTGTCTAAGCACACAAAAAACATGTTGAGTAATTGTCTTACCATTCGGATCTGTATGCTGTACCTGTATCCGTAATGTCAACGCCTCATCTGTAATATGCATAAATACCGGGTGTACCGCAGAACTATCTGGCCGGATCTTTTCAAAGGTTCTCAAGGCTGTAAGTAATCTCTTCTGAGAAATACACACAGAGGGGCTACCCTCAAAATCTAAATTCCGTTTGATCAAAGTTTTGTAATCAATATACCCATGCGTGTATGTCTTAGCCTCTATACTACGCTGCCGTAGGCCATCATTAAATGTAAAAAATACTTTGTTACCATCCCGCTGCATTTCTACAATGTCAATAAGATCCTTATACTTGCTGGACTTGGGCATTGCCTTTAGTACCTCTTTAATAGTATCGGCGTTAATGTCCTCCGCTGTTGCTTTCTGTTTTAGTGCTGGACTTTGTACCCCCATTACCGCTTGACTGTTTGATGTTATTACCGATCCGTTGTGTGTAATATGCACGTTATTCAACAGCGGGGTTTTTTTGTCCGGTGTGATCAATTCAACAGCCTGTAAACATGTACTATTAAGTATAGTCATAATAACCTAACGGATTAAAGTTCCTAATGATTTAATATTTTCCTCCACCGTGAAAAAATGATCCCTGAGTAATGCTATCCCAGAATAAAAATCACGGAAAGAAATTCGTACTATATACTTAATTTTACTATACCCCACCTTCTGAAATTTACCGGGGGTACGTGCAAAGTATTCTACAATAATAGTCTCCATCATGTTCTGTGATTCTGAATGTCCACCAATAATCATAACCCCTTTAGGAACATTTAATTTTAAAGCAAGCTTACAATTATCAGAAACATGGATAATGCATTTACGAAATGACACAGACATATACACCCCATAGTAAAAGAAAAAGTTATAAATTATCAATAGGTTTGTTTATTTCCCGGCGCACTCTTCCGAGTTTGTTTAGCAATCCCTGATTTCTATGTACTAACAGATTAATCTTATCCGAATTTTGAGAACCAAGAACTTGCAACTGCTGTACATTTCTGTTTTCATGCCCAAGCATTTCAATTAGTTTATGCACCAATAGCACATTAGATACAACAACACTATCAAATGGCACCAGCAAAAGTAAAACATTTTTAAGATCCTCACTCATTATCTCAGCAAGAATTTTATCTTTAACATGTACACCATATATGCCCGGAGCCATATTATCCCCCATGCAGTTCAAGTATAAAATCATTAGCCGCCTGTATAGCATCCGCAACCGGCCCATATAAACTAGTTTCATGTATCAAAAAATCTGTAATGTACCTCTTATCATTAAGGAAAATTTCATACATCGTACTTCCTTTATATTTTCCGAAAGGCATAGATACCATACGCCAATCTTTAGCACGTGCCACGCCTGATTTTTTTGTTAGTGTTGCCATATTTTTCTCCTTACTATCAATATATTATTAGGTACAGTATTTATCAACTAAATAAAGATAAAAAATTACGTTTTGCTGTAAAAACGCTACAATATAGATTGGGGTATGGGGGTAAACATTTTCTTTCTTCTTTCTTATATACTACTTTCTTTATTATCTTTATTATTTGTAAAGAATATAGTAGTAAGATTAGACTTTTTGATCCCCCTGTATACTCCTGAAACGTCGCATTTTTACAGCATTTTATAAATAGAATTGCGTTTTTCAATAAGTTACATACTATCAAAATGCATAAACCATACCAAACATACCACCACATTTTACAGGTGATCCGGGTATTTTCTCTGGTTCGGTACATTTTCAACGCCTTTCAAGTTTATTCATTTTGTCAATCAAAACATACACTTTTTATAATTCTGAAAATCCTATAAAACCCCGGAACCACTCAAAACACATAACAAAACAGGGGCGATTCTTATATTCATTCTGTCAAGGTAACTTGAGGTTTCTTAGTCTCTTTAGCACCTGTTTTTTCTTGTCTTGTTTCATATTATATAACTCAGCATCTTTTAACATTTTTAGCATACTTGGTGCCAACTTATAAAGACATTTCGCCCCGGACAATTTGATTCTATTAAGCGCCCCAAACATAACCATATTGCCAATCTGTAATTCACACGTAACATATGGCAAGCCAATTGCCTCCGCTACATTGTGGGGATCTTTTGGTTTGTCCGGGTCACTGGAAAAAAAGTAAATAAGAATTTTATCAATACGTGCTGGTATGGTACTGCGGATAGAATGTTTTATAATTGTATATACATTTTCATCTACAAACTCAAGCCCACGGAATTGAGAGATCCCAATCATAAGTTTGGTATATACTTTTATTAGCCGGGTTCCCAGTTCCTTGAAAGCGTGATGTGTAATTGTCTTATGATATTTTTCCCTGTTCACATATGCTCGCAACTTACTACATGCCTGAGCACACCGCATTAGTTTATACCGCAGGTCATCGCGTATAATAGGTATATGGGTGAACTTATGATTTAATACTTTATGTGCTATTTCGTTTAGTTCCGCTTTCATTTGATCAGCTTTTCGATCCTCAGCGGTACGCATTGCCATACCAATAATTTCTAATTCCTCATCATCTGTTAGCTCTGGATATTCCCATTGGATAAAACGTTCTCCCAGTGCAGCGCTGGTACTATTTTCCTCTAGATCAATTGCTCGTGTAGTTCCACATAACATACCGAAACTACTTTTATAAAAACGGTGCACACCTGTTCCGATGTGGCGCTCTGTTATACCATCATAAGCATCCCGTAAAATTCCGAATATTGCATTTTTATCTTGTTCTGGTTGTTTTAATATAGTGGTCAAATCCTTTATAATTAATACTTTCCCATCAAGTTTTGGGATAAGCGAAGGATCACCACCTCCCGGCCCCGTTGAACCACTTACAAGGGCTTTAGGTGTAAAGTTGCTGGTACTGCGAATAAGTGGTGCATCAAACAAAGACAACAGCGGAGCGGACTTTCCACCACCTGAAACACCCACAAGGAACATCCAGATCGGATCGTCCGGGAGCCGGTTTCCTATAATAGATCCGAATATTATATCTAATACATCCGTAGTTTTCAGCTTGAGCCATTTACTATAACCAGTGTACACATCCTCCGCTTTCATACCATCCCCGGTAAGACTTTCTTTTACCTCAGTAGTCCCTTTGTTCTGTTCAATGTGTGGCGGCTCTTGCTGTATAAGAGTTTGTATCAGCTTATAGGATATCAAGTGATCCTTTTTATGCTCGATAAAATGATCCCGTAAATCAAACCCGTTCTTTTTAGTCTTAGGCCAATGGACAAATCCCAGTGTCCGGGTACAGCTTTGTAAAATGTTATACACTTTTAAAGAACCCTTAGCCCCGGCACCGATTTCAGTACGTCCGTGTATAGTACGGTCATGATCAAAATCGTGAATATCAATAACATCTTTATCTAAAAAGAATTGTGCCCAATTGGATCTAAACGTAGTTGCACCGGGTAATGCCACAACCACATCATCACCACGCCCAATCACGGTAAGAATTTCATCCATGCAAAGCATATCCCACACACCTTCGCATAAATAATGTACGCCCTTTTTTTCCTCCAGTGAATGCCAACCAAGTAATCCCCGGTCACAGTTTGCGGTAGCATAAATATTTTTACCAATTTGATAAGTATAAATATTCATGATCTTATCGTGGTCAATGTCATAGAGCGGGATCGTGTATTTATTATTTAGTGGGTTATACCCTATATCCCATCGCCGCATTGTTTCAATTTTGATGCCTCTGGAGGTGGCAAGTTTGAGTGCAATGTTATCTTTAAAATTGGCAATTGATAAACTAACAATCTCTTTTAAGAATGTTTGGAAGCCACCATGTTTTGCACAACGGAAGCACTGCCAATCCTTAGTTTCTATGTTGACACTAAAGCTATGTTTCCTGCCCTTACCACAAAACGGACAAAAACCAATCCGTTCTTTACCACCACCTGCTATTTCAGCCGGAGTAAACCCGTGCTGTATATACGCCTGTATATTGGTGTGTTTAAGATCATCACCACCGCCTGATTTAATCTTTCTGGTAAGCATTAGATGCCCTTACATTTGTTAGGCGTGGATGGTATCTGTTTTTTTCTTATCTACTTTTTGTAAATCACCTTTCATAGTTTTGAACGATAAAAGTATTTGCTCAAGTTGTCTTTTACTAAAATACATCTTAACATTAGGTACTAATCCAGCCTCATCACAGATCCGCTTTAGTAATTCAAGGCGTTTCATTTTCATCCTGATCTCCTGTCAACTCATTTAATAAAACATCTCTTTTTGTATTCATTGCAATTACTACTTTATGTAGGCAACCCGGACATGATACATTCTGAAATTCATTAGTTATCTCTGTCATAGGTTTTTTATATGTACTGTTTAAGTATGTACATTTATGCTTTGATTCTACTATACCACAATACATAATAAAACTATCTGTTGTGATTTTCTTGAGTAAGTGTCTCATTGTTCTTTTCCTGTGGCTGTGTGTAGAATAAAATCAAGTGATTTCTTTACAGGATAGAACCCCTCAAATACTGGGTATACATTATACTTGGAAATTGCCCCACCCGAAACATTATTATTGATGTATTCTCTGGCCGTTGTATTGTTTCCTGGTGTTGGTAATACAATTATTAATGTATCATTTTTATCTTCTGTAAATTCACATAACCATACATTATTAATAGGATTAGTACGGCACAAAATTTTTCTTTTGATTTTTAGTTTTGCCACTCTGTATACCCCTCCGATCCATACCCTGTTGTATATGTTCTTTTATGATCAACTTTCATCGGTATTGCTATTTCAGGAAATCCTGTTGTCATTAGTACGTTTACTTTTGAGAAGATTTCTTTATCATATTTTATAAGGCTTTTAGGCTGTGACCATATAATTTCATCATGTACCGGCATAATCAGTTTTATTTCATCATTCCACACTGTTTTAAAATAATGATCACACTTAATCTGCGCACGTTTAATTAGTTCGGCAATGGTTGCAGATACTATATAATTTGCACCGCTGAAAAGTGCTTCATATGGTACAGAAATTTTTCTACCGAAAAGAGTTTCAACAAACTTATCCCGCTTTAGTTGTGCAATTAAATTCTTAGTAAAATATGCAAAGTTCGGATATCGTTCTTGTACATTTGCTAAAACTCTCATCGTATCATCAATAGAAATTCCAAGAGTTTCAGATATTTTTGTTGCGGAGCCTCCATAGGGTAATCCAAAATCAACATTTTTTCCAGCATTTCGCAGTTCTTTCCAGTATGGATCATTTTTATCAATTTTAGAAAAAGTAACCTGTTTACTTTCAGGTACACGGAAAACATCATCATACCATAAGCTAGTTAAAATTGCATGTACATCTTCTTTATTTTTAAATGCCTCTATCAATTCCTTTTCATCAGCTAGTATCATAATGATACAAAGTTCAGCACCACTATAATCCGAGAAATTTAAAACCCGCCCCTCCCGGCAACCATAACACCTGCGGGCTGGAACCGGGAACAAATTAAAAGCCTTGGAACCGTTTGGACCATCCTGAGGATAGGGTTCGGCCCGGGCTCACGGATTATT